TATATTAAGAAACGTTCACACAAAGTTCCAAAGCTTAAATATAAAAAACCAAAAGACCCTATTTGTTACGAAATATCTCTCCCTGATATACATTATGGTAAGATAACTGATGAAGGTCCAGAAGCATTAGAAAGACATTATCTAAAAGCTATTCAAGATTTACATATGAAAGCAAGTGGTTTAGAAATCGAGAGGTTTCTTCTACCTGTAGGTAATGATGGACTTAACTCAGAAGGTATGAGTAGAGCTACAACTAAAGGTACACCTCAGCAAGACAGCATGCGTTGGCGTCAGTCTTTTAGAGGTTATTGGCATTTAGTTACAAAAGCAATTGATTATTTAGCACAGTTTGCTCCTGTAGATGTAGTGGTTGTGCAGGGTAATCATGATTTTGAACGTATGTTTTATGTTGGTGAAGTATTAGATGCTTTATATCATAATAATAAAAATGTGTCTGTAGATAATACTCTAGAGTCACGTAAATACTATGAGTATGGTACTAATATGATTATGTTTACACATGGTGATAAAGAAAGAGCTGCAGAGCTTCCTCTATTGATTGCCACTGAGCAACCTGATATGTGGAGTAGGTGTAAGGTTAGAGAAGTACACTGTGGACATAAACATAAAGAAATGCTTAATGAGTATATGGGTACAAAAGTTAGATTTATTCCTAGTATATGTGCTAATGATACTTGGCATAAAACACAAGGCTATGTAGGCACACTGCGGTGTGGACAGGCATATATATGGAATAAAAATAGAGGTCTAGAGGGGTATTTACAAACAAACATTATGAGCTATGAGGAAGAAAAGGTACGTTAGAAGAAAGGGTAGGAGTAAAGTAAAGAATGCTAAAAAAAGTACTTATGATGGTAAAGAGTTTAAATCTAATTTAGAACTGTATTGTTATAAAAAACTAGAAGAGTGTGAGATTTTAGTAGAGTATGAAGAAAATACTTTTACAATATTTCCTGCTACTGTATATCCTCAAGCTTGTTATGAAGGTACAACTAAGAAACTATATAACAAAGGTAGTAAGATTAGACCTATTACATACACACCTGACTTTGTAGATCCAGATGGTAAGTTTATTATAGAAACAAAAGGCTATGCAAATGAATCTTTTCCACTACGTTGGAAACTATTTAAGAAACATCTAAAAGACAATAACCATCGATATGTTTTATTTATGCCTAGAAATAAAAAACAGGTCGATGAGATTGTAGAAATTATAAAACAATTATAAGATAGAAAGGAGGTTAAATAATCAGAACAAATTAATAATGGCGGTTATACTTTGGGGAAGATTATAGTTACATATTGATAAAAAACAACAAAAATTAATTATTAACAAAAAAATTGATTTACAACTAATGGATTGTAACACCTCCTTCTTTCTATCTATTTAAAAATCAATTAAACTTTAAATTATGAATTATGATCAATGGAAACTGAGTAACCCAGTAGATGATGGTTACGGATATGACATGGTAAGCAATTGCTGTGGTGCTAGAGTGTGTGATGAAACAGATGTATGTTTTAGATGTAAAGAACACTGTGAACCGATAGAAGACTATGAGTACGAAGCTATACAACTAGAAAACTACAAAGAGATGATGGCGGACGCAGAAAGAGATGAAAGATGATAGATAAAGTTATTAGAAAGTCTATGATTATTAGACCTTCAGGTAGATCTACAGATTTTATAACTCCTAGCTTTGGTTATGGCTGTTTATATGATTGCTCGTATTGTTACATGAAAAGACATAGAGATAAAGGTCTTACTGTAGCAACTAATACAGAAGATATATTAACAGCTATAAATAACCATGCTTTTTTTACACCTGTGGATAAACCTAATCAAACACACAAAGAATATACAACGTATGATATAAGCTGTAACGAAGACTTTGCTTTGCATGCAAAACATCATGAGTGGGAAAAGATATTTACATTTTTTAGAGACCATCCTATTGCTATGGGTAGTTTTGCTACTAAATATGTAAACAATAAATTATTATCTTTTGACCCTCAGGGTAAGATGCGGATAAGATTTAGTCTTATGCCACAACACAAGTCTGACTTACATGAGCCTCATACATCTAAGATTATAGATAGGATAAAAGCTATAGATACATTTATAGATGCTGGTTATGATGTACATGTCAACTACAGTCCTATTATAGTTTATGATGGATGGATTGAAGACTATAGAGATTTATTTGTAATGATGAATAACTATGTCAAAAACAAAGATAAAGTCTTAGCAGAGTGTATCTTTCTTACACACAATTTTAAGAAACACACTGTAAACTTACAAAAACATCCTAGAACAGAGATAGATCTGTGGGTTGCTAATAGACAGGAGTCTAAGACGTCACAGTATGGTGGTGATAATGTAAGGTACAAAAGACATATGAAGCGTGAGTATATAAAACAATTTAAAATAATACATAACAAATATATACCTTGGAATACAATTAGGTATATATTCTAAATCAATTAAACATGCGAACAGTACAAGATCAACTCTCGAGAATATCTAAGACATTGATATTTTCAGAGCCTTTCTACGGTATCTTTCTTATTGGAATGCAAAAAGAATTCAATAAGAGTATAGCTACCGCAGGTGTAGGAAAACACGGTATAGGAATGCGGCTTGTTGTAAATCCGGATTTCTTTGGAGAACTTAGTGAGGCACATCAACAAGGCTTGCTAAAACACGAGCTATTACATATAGCTTTTGGTCATCTTATAATGGCAGATAGATACCCTAATAAAAAACTATTTAACATAGCAGCAGATATAGAAATCAACCAATATATTGATGATAATATGTTGCCAGCTGGCGGACTAACTTTAGATACTTTTAAGAATGAAATAGTGCTACCAAGGAAAGCAGGTACAGATAAGTATTATAAACTTTTACAAGAAAAGATGAATGAAGATGGTACTAGTTACTGTGAATCTTTACAATCTATTCTAGATCAGATGGACGGAGATAGTCAGTATGATCATAAGTTATGGGATGAGGTTACGGACCTTCCTGAAGCAGAGAAGAAGTTGGTGCAAAAACAATATGAGCATCAGATGAAACAGACTGCAGAAGAAATACAAAAGAAGCACGGTACATTACCAGGGGAGCTAGCAGAGATTATCGAAAGACTATTTAAGGTAGAACCTCCTAAGTTCAATTGGAAACAGTATCTTAAGAGGTTTATTAGCAACGCATCTAAAGTCTATACTAAAAAGCTGCGTAGAAAGTATAACAAAAGATACTCAGCTAATCCTGGCCTTAAGATAAAGCATAGAAATCATGTGCTTGTAGGTGTCGACACTTCAGGATCTGTTAGTAGTGCAGAACTAGTAGAGTTTATGAATGAGTTATATCACATGCATAAAACTGGTAATCAAATTACAGTTGCGCAGTTTGATACAGAGCTTACTAGTGTAGAAGACTTTAATCCTAAGAAAAACTGGAATATAAAAGGTAGAGGTGGTACATGCTTTCAGCCTGTTACAGATCACTACAATGACCCTAAGAATAAATACTCTGCCTTTATCTGTCTTACAGATGGTGAGGCCCCTAATCCAGACAACTGTCCACAGAATGCATTGTGGGTACACAGCAGTAGGTCTAAGATTAACAAAGAGTTAACCGGACTTAAAATACAATTAAATTAATCAATTAAACAACAAAATTATGAATCAAGTAAATTTAAACATTGATGAACTACAAAACTTTGTAGATCACATTATCACAAACAATCGTCACTTACAAGCAAGTGGCAAAAAACCTGTAGCTGTAGAAGTTGTAGGTGAATCAGGTATAGGTAAGACTACTAGTATTATGGATATGACTAAGTCACACGGCCTAGACTTTGTAAAACTAAATCTAGCACAGATAGAAGAGCTAGGTGACCTTGTAGGTTTCCCTATAAAACAATTCCAAATGTGGACCACTAAAGAAGGTAAGAAGATAGGTAAGTGGGTTGATGAGGTAGCAGTTGGAGACTATTCTAAGAATGGATGGCAAACTACAGGTAAGAGTAAGATGTCATACAGTGCACCAGAGTGGATTGCAGACAAGAAAGCCGGTGGTGTATTGCTTCTAGACGACTGGAATCGTGCAGATACTAGATTTATACAGGCCTGCATGGAATTGGTAGATAGACAGCAGTATATATCATGGACCCTTCCAAAGGACTGGCACATTATTTTGACTGCAAATCCTGACAATGGTGACTACATGGTAAACTCTGTAGACGCAGCACAGAAAACACGTTATATTACAGCTAATCTTAAGTTTGACATAGATGTATGGGCTAGATGGGCAGAAGAGAATGGTATAGATACTCGTTGTATCAACTTCTTGTTAATGCATCCTGAGTTGGTTACACAAGAGACTAACGCACGTTCTATATCAACGTTCT